CTGCATATGCATTGGGGGACGCAACGCGCGCCGGTCCACTTGTGCGTAAAGGCTTTGATGTCATTAAAGGCCAATGGAATAAGGTCACCGGCACCGTGCCGGAGAACGAGGTGTTCAAGGAAGTTGACCGGCGTATCAGCAACATCTTCAACGCCGCGATTGAAGCCGACCCCAATATCCGCAAGACCATCGAAGAAGCTATCAGCGCGCAACAAAGCGTGTCTCTGAAAGCGCCTGGTGCGCCTGCCGTGCAGTTGCCGCTGTCGGCTATTCTTGCCAACAACCCGGTTATTGACGAGCAGATTCGCAAGCTGTCTGCTGAGAACTCTTTATTCCGCGCGCAGTACGGCGCGCAGTACGAGGCGGCTAAGGCCGCGCTGACGCAAAACCAACTGCGCTTGTTTGGTGATCCGAGCAAAGCCGTCGTTACGGCCGCAGCGCCTGATCTTGCCAATCTGCAAGCGCGGCGCATCAAGACTCTGGATGAGCAGATTGCCGATGCCTACCAAGGTCAGTCGGTCGATCCCAATGCTTTCGGCCAGCGTGTCGCCAAGTTGATCGAGCAAAAGGAATCGGCAGCGCGCGCGTCTACCAAACCGCTGTACCAAGAAGCGTTCGATATCGCCAAGGCCAAGAATCTTGACCTGCCCGCCGCGTCGGTAGACGACATCTACAACTTTGTCGCTGGCGAACGCGCCTCTGATATTTTCAAGACGTTTCCATCCATCTATGAAAAGGTTGTCGCCCGCTTCAAGCCTGCGACGACAGAACCCAGCCCGATCTTGACGGCTCAAGGCGTAACAATGCGTGAGGGCGGCAAAGAGTTTTCGCCGGCTACCATTGAAGACTTGGATTCGCTCAAACGCGAGATCAACAAGCAACTCGGCAAAGCAAACGACCCCGCAGACATCCGTCTGCTGTCCGAACTGAAATCGCGTGTGGGCGGTCATATCGACAGCCTGGACCCGGATTTCGTCGCCGCCTACCGCAACGCCGATAACGCCTACTTCCAGCGCGTCGGTTTGCCGTTTGACTCGGCCACGCTCGCAGCTGTGGATCGCAAGAAGTTCGTCGAGCAGATCGCGCCTGCCATCATTGGCAACAAGTCCAATGTGTCCGACTTCATTACTGCGACGGGCGAGCAGGGCGTCAACCTGGCTCGCTCCGCCTTTATTGATGCCTTCTCAACCGCCGCGCTGAAGAACGGCGTTCTTGACCCCAAGGCCGCATCTAAGTGGCTCAAGAAGAACGAGGGTGGCGTGTCGCTGATTCCGGGCCTGCGCGAAGAACTAGACGGAGCCACACGGAATGTGCAGGGTCTTCTGGACGCTCGCGCCAGGCTCAACGCCGACTTCCAGCGCGTTGCGGGCGAGCAGATTCTCAGCACTCAAGGCGTCCGCAGCCCGCAGGAACTGGTCACGAAAATGTACGGTGATGTCAAGTTCACCAACAAGTTCATGCAACAGTACGGCGCGGATAAGGATTCTGTCAACGCTGTTCGCGCCTTCATGTTGGACGACATCGTCCGTGCGGGCGATCCAGTAGCGATGCTGTCTGACCGCAATCGGGCGGCGGTATTTAACCGCGTGTTTGGCCCGACCTACGCCCAGAAGGTTCAGGATTTCGCCACCGCGACCCAGCGCCTGTCGGTTGACCCCACTCGCGTGGCGTTTAGGACCGACATGGTTCCCAAGACTGTTGTGGAAGAAGTTACCGGCTCCTCGCCCGAGCAGATCGCGTCCCGCGTGTTCAACCCGGTATCCGGCGCGCTGTACGCGGTCACCTCAACATTCAGTAAGTTCTGGGCGCGGCAAGCGGCAAGGGGGACGGAAGCAAAGCTAATCGATCTTTTGAGTAACCCCACCGACGCGGTTCAGCTTATGCGTACGTTGGAGAAAAGCAAAAAAGGTCTGTCGCCCGACGATCTTCTCAAAATGGCCGACATCGGGCGCAAGTACGGTATCGATTGGGTAAAAGAATCGGCGTCCAATATCACCTCCGGCGCCGCGCGTGGTGCGGTGCAACAATCTCAGGAGTAACTGATGCTCTCTCTTCTCTCAACTCTTGGCGGCATCCTGCTCGGCGGCTTGCCGAAACTGCTCGACTACTTCCAATCGAAGCAGGATCAAAAGCATGAGCTTGCCTTGGCGAAAGCGCAGTCTGAGCGCGAGTTGGCGCTGGCGGCGCAGGGTTTTGCCGCGCAGGCCAAGGTTGAAGAGATCAGGTCTGACCAGATTGCCATGCAAACCGAAGCGGCGATGACGCAAGGCGCGCAAGATCACGACAAGAAGGTGCTGGAGAAGGCCAGCAAGTGGGTCGCCAACTATATCGGCACCGTGCGCCCGACTGTGACCTATCTGTTCGTGCTGGAGCTGCTGGCGATCAATGGCTTCTTGGCCTATTACCTCTGGTCGCACCCTGAGCTGATCAAGAGCATCGACGATGTGATCAAGTACAGCGAACTGATCTTCTCCAGCGATGAGATGTCCATGCTGGGCGGCATCATCGGCTTCTGGTTCGGCTCAAGGGGCTTCAAGAAGTGAAACTGAGTCATGCGGGCGCTGAGTTGATGCACCGCTACGAAGGGTGCAGAAACAAGCCCTACCTGTGCCCAGCGCACATCTGGACGATTGGGTACGGCCACGTGCTGTACCAGCAGCAGATTCGTTTGCCAATAGCAAACCGAAAAGAGTTTCCGCTGGCTGACAGCGACAACCGTGTTTGGAGCAAGGAAGAGATCAATGCGCTATTCGCAACTGATGTCGCAAGTTTTGAACGGGGTGTTCTACGTCTTGTTCCCGGCGTGGTTGGCCGTCAAGGAGCTTTCGACGCTCTGGTCTCTTTTGCCTTTAATGCTGGGCTAGGCAACCTCCAGCGCAGCCAGATCAGAATCCGCGCCAACCGAGGTGAGTGGGAAGGCGCGGCTGAGGCACTTATGGATTGGACGAAGGGCGGCGGTCGAGTTTTGCCTGGCCTGGTGAAGCGCCGCGAGGCTGAGAAAGCGCTCTTTCTGTCAGACGCTGCCTAGAGTCCGGCACGACGCGCTCCTCAGTCGAGAAACGGTGTTCGTTACCGCACACGCGAGATCGCCGGACGAACTCGTCGCTCGGGCGTGATTGCGTCACTTGCGTCCACGCTCCGCAAACCGGACACTTCATTTTTTGGCTTCCATCCGTGTTGTCTCCATTTGTCCTGAATATTGGTGGCTGTTGCCGGTATGTACTTGAATTTGGGGTCTAAGAGGCTTGGCTTCATTTGATTGCTTCCTTTAGGATTTCCACTCGTTCTCGGGCCGAGCGTAGCATCGTGTAGCGCTGGTGAAGGCGCTCCAAGATCGTCACGCGACGCGCGCCGATACGCTCGTCGTTGAGCATTTGAAGGACTTGATCCTCCGTCATCAGGTTAAGTTTTTGATTTAGTTCGCGCCAGTTCATATTTCTTCTCCAGTTGCTCAAGCGACTTCGTGAGCCGCGCCAGTAGTCGCCCGGCTTGGTTGTACTGCTTGGTGGCAATACGAAGCTGGGCCTTGGTCGAGCGAATTCGCTCCCTGATATCGGTCATTTAAGACTCTCCATTGCAATGTCGCTGACGCCGCGCTTGTCGTGCAGCGCCGCCCAAATTTTCTCGTCCACCGTCTTGTTAGCCAGCATCACATAGCACCAGACTTCTCGCTGCTGGCCGCTTCGGTGCAGGCGTCCGTTGGCTTGCTCGAAGAGTTCGAGGGACCAGGGCAGACTGAGCCAGACGATGTGGTGGCCTCCGTGCTGGAGGTTGAGTCCGTGTCCAGCGGACTTGGGGTGTAGACATAGCAAGCGTACTCGTCCGGCGTTCCAATCATCAATGCTGTCAACTGTTCGGACGTGAGGGAAACGTCGCTTGAGTTCACTTAGCTCCTCTACGTAGTTGTAGAAAACGATGGTGTTGGCCTGCTGGTTTTCGGCCAGCAGTTCCTCCAGCCGGTCAAACTTGTGCGTGCTGAACCAAACCGGCTCGGGAGTGTAAACGAATCCCGCAGCCATCTGCTGTAGTTTTTGCGTCACCACGGCAGCGTTAACCGCCACGGCGGTTGCGTCCGGGAAGCGCGTCACAAAGTCTTTCTTCATTGCTTCGTAGGGCGCGCGGTCAGGCAAGTCCATCCGCACCTCGACCGTGTGCATGGGCGGCAGCTTGTCCTTGTACTCGCCAGGCTCCAGCACGAAGGTCGCTGGCTTGATGCGGCGCATGACCAACTCCAGCGAGCCAGGGCGCGGTTGCCAATCGCCGTACTCGCGGTTGACGAGGTAGAAGTACTGCTGTTGGAACGCGCCCTTGGACCGGCCCAGCAACTGCTGGTCGATGATCTTGCATTGGCCGAAGACGTCCTCCAAGCCGTTGCTGGTGAAGCTACCGGTCAGCCCCCAGCGAATCTTGCAGTCCAGCACCTTGGCGAGCGCTTTGAAGCGCGCGCCAGAGGGGTTCTTCAGGCGCGTCAGTTCGTCGAACACCACGCCGTCGAAGTTGAGCTTCTGCGCGGCGAGCCATTGCAGGTTGTCGTAGTTGGTCACGACGACCTGCGCGGCGCTGTTGAGCGCGGCTAGGCGCTGCGCTGGCGTGCCAACCGCCACGGCCATCGTGACACCTACCGCCCACTTAGGCAACTCGGCTGGCCAGACGCTGGTAGCCACGCGCAGGGGCGCCAGCACTAGGAAGCGCTTGACATGGCCGTGGCGCAGCATATCGTTCATCGCCGTCAGCGTGATGGCGGTCTTGCCTGCACCGACCGGCGCCAAGATCATGGCGCGGTCGTGTTCGTACAGGAAGTCAGCCGCCTGGTTTTGATACGGACGCAATGAAAGCATCAACGTGGTCCTTGCTCCACAAGCAGGCGTAGTTCTGGCGCATCCGGGCCATGTCGGATTGGAAGACCTTCTGTAGCTCGGACAGCCGACCGCCTGGCGCCTTGAGTTCAACGAACCAAGTAGTACCGTCTGGCAGGCATACCACGCGGTCGGCCACGCCGCGATGCGCGGGGCTGGTGAACTTGTAGGCCATGCCACCCAGCTTCTTGACCTGAGCGACAAAGTGCTTCTCGATAGTTGACTCACGCACGTAACAACGCGCTCACTTTTTGCCGGACTTCAGCCGTCACGGCGTGACCCAGGTCTTCCGGGTCGATCAGGCGCGTCAGGAACGAGCGCAGGCGCTGTACCTCAAGTTCGGGCTTGAGCTTGGCCTTGATCGCGTCAACGAGCATCGCCCGGTCGAATGCATCCTCAGGGCTGTCTTCGATCCACCGCAGGCAGATCGCTAGGAGTTCTTTTTCAGTTGGCATTGTTCCCCCTTGCGCGGATGGCGGCGGCGCATTCGTTTGCCACCGACATGTCTTCGTCGTTGTAGCACTGCCGTTTGTTGTACTCCTCACACACCCGGGCACACGCCTCCCGCTCGGCCTCTACCGCCCGCCGAGTCTGCACACAAGCGAAGCGTTGGCAGTCGGCATGGCAGGAGTGAATCTCGGTAGACAGCAGGTAGTCGCGGTGAAGTTCAACAAAACGACCAGCCTTTTCCATCGTTGGATGCCAACCCAGAACCCCGGGCGATTCCTCTTTCAACATTTCTGCTTTCTCTAACAAGTCAATCAATTGTCCCGGGATCATTCCATCTCCTTTATTTTTTCTGCCAACACCCTGATGTACTCACGTGCTTGTTCGACAGGAACTTCGGCGTGGTAGAAAATTAGCGCCGCTTCCACAAGTTTCGGGCTTTGTGGGGTGCTGGCGAACACCGCCCACAGATAATCTCGTTTTGCGCTCATTCCAAACCTCCGTGCATCGACCACTCACGGGCCTTCTCCGTCATGAACAGTCCCTCGGCCCGGGTCATCTTGGATGAGCGCACAAACAGTTCGCCTTCCCAGTCGAAAGCAATGATCATCACATCGGTCAGGCCACCATCCTCACACATA